AAGGTTGATATTTAGATTACCATACTATCCAGATAGAATAACACATCATGCTATTATGAATGTAATGGAGCCTATCTGGACTAAGATATTCATCAAGCAAACTTATTCTTGTATTAAGGATAGAGGTATTCACAATGTAGCATACGATTTAAAGGCAGCTTTGGTAAAGCATCCAAATGAAACACTCTATTGTTTAAAGATGGATGTAAAGAAGTTTTATCCTTCTATCGACCATGACATATTATGTGATATAATCAAACGTAAGATTAAGGATAAAAATTTATTAATCCTGCTAATCGGAATCATTTATTCAGCGGACGGTGTTCCTATTGGAAACTATCTTTCTCAATTCTTTGCAAACTTATACTTAGCTTACTTTGACCATTGGGTTAAGGAAGAATTAAAATGTAAATTCTACTTCAGGTATGCTGATGATATTGTAATTCTCAGCAGTGATAAGGACTTCTTGAGAAGAGTACTCATAGCAATAAAGATGTACTTAAAAGAGGTTCTAAATTTAAGGTTGAAATCAAATTACCAAATATTCCCAGTAGATGTTAGAGGTATAGACTTCGTTGGCTATAGGTTCTATCACACCCATGTATTACTGAGAAAGTCAATTAAAATTAGGTTATTTAGACTTGTTAGTAGATACCAGACTGGTAAAATAGACAGACAAGAACTAAGAAGGAGAATGCAATCTTATTTTGGTTGGCTGAAATTCTGTAATTCTAAGAATCTATTAAGGAAGATTCAAAGAGATACAGGTTTAAGGTTCTCTAATTGGGACGGGAAGAAGTCTAATATTTCTAGATTTTATAACAAGTATATTCATGTTGTGGATATGGTTAGCTATAGTAAGTGTTTTAGAGTTAACTTTGTATACAATAACAAATCTTATTACTTTGAGAGTAAGAGTAGAGAATTATTCTACTCTCTAACCAGATATTCATTCCCAGTAAATTTTAAAATAAGACCTTATGTTAGAACCAAAAAGAATAGAAATGAATGTACAACCTAACTCAATAGAGAAGCTAGGTAATGGCACATATTACTATAATTATGATATTCAGTCTAAAGTAGTAGAGGTTACTGACCCTGAGACTGAAGAGGTGACACAAGAGACAAGGTGGACGTATATTCAAGTTCATCTGTTTGGTCAACCAGACCACAAAGAATGCATCAAAGCCATTATTAGGCAGTATGTAGACCAAGATGAGGAGTTTGATTTAATTAACAGCTCTAATAGTATTGTTTTAGGACTATCCGATAACCAGACAGATAGACAGAAATATTTAGACTATCTTGCACTAGTAGGAGATATAAAGACTAAAGTAAGAGCTGACTTTAATGTATAATTATGGATTCAGTATTTAAAATATGCAAGAAAGGTGCTTGTGGTATTACGATTACTGGATTGGAAAAGGATAATGACGAGTACTTAAATGAGACTGATGAAATCACAGTAAGTACTCGTAATTATGCCTATAGCCAAACCATTACTCTTAATGCTATAACAAGTATTAAATCTTCTGGAGACGAAGTAACACAGAAATATGATGTTGTAGAACACGTTATAGACTGCATTGATGAATCTGAATTAGAGATGCCTATTGATGGTCTATATGAAGTTACACATATTATATTACCAACTGATGTATGGCTAAAATATGTGTTGGATAGAAATCCTACTGCACTAACAGCTTATAATTCTGTTTATTACTACGATACACAGTCAGAAACATTCATGAAGTATATTGATGAAGAATCTATTGCAGTAACTGTAGAGGAGATATTAGAGGTAAATGCTATACCCCCAGCTACAGTTACTGAGAAGACTACTACCATCATCAGAGGTGATAAGAACACATTCTGTGTTTGCCATATTAATGAATGCTTCTACAGACTATGTAAGAATCTTCTAGGAGATTTACCAGGAAGATGTAAGAATAGAACTGACGATGTTAAGATGCTAATCTATAATAGAGATATTATATGGATGGCTATTAATGTTATCAAATATCTAATTGAGTTAGGTCAATATTACGAAGCTCAGAGAGTCTTAGAAGACATAACTCAATGCGGAGGAATATGCAAAGATGTTATGGTTGATAAAAATACTATAGGAGGAGGTGGTTGTGGATGCAATAACTAACCTAAAGTTGAAAGTAATCAAAGACTTTGACAAATTCCTCAAAAGGTTAAACAAGGGATATGTGGAGAACTATGATATGATTCTCCACCAAATATCCTTCATTCAGACTTGTCAATACTTTGATAAGATAGATGGAATATATGAATTCTTAATGAATAATTAACATGGCAATAGAAAGGGATACAAGACGTTATGCCTGTATTCATGATTTGAATAATTATTTCAAGAAGAAAGACCTATTAGGTGGGTTAACTGAGTTAGAGCAAGAGCAACTAAGAAAGAATATAGGTATCATTGATTATACTGGAGAAGGAGGACAATCCAAACCCTTAGAAGTCACCTATGCAGTACTCAATAACAATATAGGTAAGAAGAGCTTGGTAACAGGGGCAAGGTATGTTATTACAGACTTTCAAACTATATATTCTTCTAATGTTACTAATAGTTCTGGTCAGAAGGTTACGTGGGGCATTAACAGCTCCACTAACCCCTCACCTATTTGGAAACTGATTGTTACAGCTATTACTAATAATAGATTAGACCCAAGAGTTGTTATTGATAATGATAAAATGAAGGATTGGGTTATTGAATATGACCCTACCAAAGAAACTCTCGAAGATGGGGTTACTACTAAAGGTAGAATAACATTTATGAGAGACAATCATTTCAATTCAGCTCACTATGACTTTAAGAATATAAAGTTTAGAAGAACAGCTGAGGAGTTAGACAACACTAATCTTAATCTTGGAGCAGCATATGGAGATTTCTATACATTCTCAGACTTAACTGGAGGAGTTATTACTGACAGCTCTGAATTACATAATACTAAGCATAATGAATTGAAACAAGGGTGTACTAATAATATATTCTTGGGAGATACATATGATAATGTATTAGAAGCTGATTGTAAGGGCAATACGTTCCTTAGAGGCTGTCATGACACAACTCTGAGGTGGAACTCAGTTAATAATATGTTTAACGAGAATGTATGTTATATGGAAGGGTCATTATATAATAAAGTGTTTCCTATTGGAGATACCAGTTTATCAATGACAATTACCAAAACAATTCATAAGGTTAATGAGGCTACTATTATATCCTTCTTAGACCCTATGACATATGCTTATCAAATCATTCAAATCTAAATATGGCAGAGTTTATACGTCTTGACGAACAAGAACAAGAAGCTCCCATTTTACCTGACTACCCACATTCTATTTCTAATATAAAACCAGATACTAAGATAATAGATGGTGTTATAGAGAAAGAGGAAGTAGAAGGAATTTGTGCCGACTATGATGTTATTACAATAGACAAGATAGACAGTATAAAGGTAGAAGAGGAAGGAGTAGACCACATCTGTATTAAGGATGATTGTGATACTTCTAAATATTATGGGTGTACTGGTGGTGATGATGGATTTCAAAAGGAGAATCTATTTTCAGAGTTAACTGATGAATATCAGAGAACTATAGCCAGAATCAATCTTGGTATAGCAGATGAATATGCTCTAAAGTGGGGAAACATCAAAGGTAACTTGTCTAATCAAAAAGATTTATATACCTTTGTAACTGATTCAATAGCCTTCGATATTAATAAGGTTATTGATGAAATTAACCTTAAGCTCGCTCAATGGGCATGTGAGATAGAAATTAGATTTAAGAACAAAGCTGACATATTCTCTCCTAACTTTGCTGGAACTCCAACTACTACATTACCCCTGATGACAGATAATTCTAATAGAATTGCATCTACTGAATGGGTTAATGCTAAAATTGCAGCTGCATCTATTGATGATAACGTCAAGGCTATATCTCTAGACCCAGAGTATATGTGTTATGGAGACGAACCTACGGATGTAACCGTTACTTGGGAATATTATAAGGATGTTGTAGAACAGTCTATCAATGATGTTGTACTAAGTCCTGATGTAAGAGAGTATACTTTTACTAACAGGACTACATCTATGGTAATTACTCTAAAGTATAAGTATGAGGATATTAGTGCTACAAGAGTTGTTACATTCGATATTAAATATCCAAATTACTTTGGAACTTCTCCAGACTATACTAAGTTAGACAGAACTATTGATAATGTTTATACAGTAAATGCGGGAGCTAATGAATATATATATGTTATGATTCCTAACGGGGCTAATACAGTTCTAGGAGTTAGTAGCATTATAGGCGGCTTTAAATTACTTGGAACTCAAGAAATATTTAGCAACCTATATTATATATTTAAGAGTGCCCAACCTGGATTGGGAGAGACAACTGTAGAAATACTTGACCAGAGTGGATATAATCCAGAGAGTATTGATACAACAACTATACGAGAGCTATTAGCTGCAAAAGCTGACAAACATACTGTATACACTAAAGAGGAAGTAGACGATAAACTTGCAGCTATTGAGGGTGGTGATATTCAACTCAATAACTACTATACTAAGAAGGAAGTAGATGATAGGATTCCAGACGTTTCTAATAAAGCTGATAGGAGTGAGATACCTACCAAAGTTTCTCAGTTGGAGAATGATTCTGAATACTTATCAGAAGTTCCAGAAGAGTATGTTACTGATGAAGAGTTAGAGGCTAAAGGTTACTTAACCCAAGAATTAGAACCTCAGTTTGCAGCCAGTGCTGCCAAGAACATAAATCAGCAAGACATTGATAATTGGAATAATAAGGTTGATAAACAGGCTGGTATGGGTTTATCAGAGCAGAATTTTAGTATAGAGGAAAAGGCTAAATTAGCTGGACTGACTAACTATAATGATTCTGCTGTTAGGCAACTCATAACAAACTTAGGCTCAGAAGTTGAGAAGAAAGCTAATAAAACTGATATTCCAGATATTAGTGGTAAGGCTGATAAGACTGAAATACCTACTAGAGTTTCTCAATTAGAAAATGATAGTGGTTATTTAAATTCATTACCAGAGAACCTAGTTACTGAACAGGAATTAGAGGATAAAGGTTACTTGACGGAGTTTACAGAAACAGACCCTACTGTTCCTTCATGGGCTAAACAACCTACTAAACCTACATATACATTAGAAGAACTTGGTGCTGAGTCTGCGGGTGCGGCTGCCGATGCTTTACTTAGTGCTAAAGAATATACTGATGGAAGGCTTAACATAATCTTAGAAGGTGCTGACCCATCTTACAATACATTCAAAGAGCTAAGCGATGCTATATTAGCTCAGAATACTACCATAGGAGGTATTAACACTGAGATAAGTAGTGTGAAGAATACTTTGAATAGTAAGGCAGACAAGTCAGAACTATTCTCTAAGGATTATAATGACCTTATTAATACACCTGTTATCCCAAGTATTGAAGGTTTAGCTACTGAAACTTGGGTTCAGCAACAAATTACTGCTATACCTGGAGTTGATTTAAGTGGTTATGCTTTAAAGACTGAGATTCCAGATGTTAGTATATATGTTGAGAAGGTCTCAGGGATGGGGCTAAGTGCTAATGACTTTACTGATGTCTATAAAACAAAGCTTGATGGATTACAGAATTATAACGATTCTGATATAAAGTTTAGGCTCTCTGGTGTTGAGCAAGACATTAATAGGCTAAATGCAAATATTGGCTATGATATGTATTCTAGTACTAATCCATCTTCATATTATGAAGACTTTAACAATGCTATTGATTTTGCAGAAAGGTTATGCTTAGCTAAAATGGTAACTATTGAATACCAAAATAATGACTTTGTAACATCCTACAATAAGGTGGGAACAGATACTACAGACATAAATAGTATTAGAACTATCCATGTTGAAATTTATGCCCACTATGATTATAATAGGGATTTAAAGATGGTATTTGATTTAGTAGATGGAGAAACTGAGACCTTTAATTATACTAAGGAATTTATTACTGTTGTAGCAAATGACCTAGTAACTAATAGAACTGACATCCCCTTATCAGCAGCTCAAGGAAAAATACTAATGGACAAACTTACAGCATTAGAAGAGATAGTTAACAATATTACTACTAATGCTTCTATAATACTTGAATAACATGGCAGATGCAATGGTAAATAATAAGCAGGTAAATTTCTGGAGGGGTGATATGACTCCTCCAACTATTTACCATATCTGGATTAAGGATAACAGTAAGATGCTGTTATATGATGGTGAGAAATGGGTTGTATTCCTTGATAATAAGGAAATCATTGACATATTAGACAAAATCCAGGAGATGTTGGATAATATGCAAGATAAGATTGACGAGATTGGGAACAAGACCGTTAATAAGAAGCCCATTAAAACCAATCCAGTTTTAGATGGTACTGACATACTTGTAAATGCAACTGGTAACTATGTGATTCCTACTGAAACGCTGGCACAAACAGCTTTAAGATTAGACAACTTACTAAGTACTAAAATAATTGAATAATGGTTATAGATAGTAAGTTCGCCTATATTAAGAGGAAGGAAGTATTTGAACCATTGATTGACACTATTCCTAAAGGATTAAATCCGATTGTGTTTATAGAAGATACAAGGGAAATGTGGACTTGTGGAACATATTTTAGTATTGGATATCCTAGTATTGAAATATCAGAGGTCAGTGGTTCAGTAAAGGTACAGATTGGTAATTCATTCTTCCTAATGTCTACCGCTGGAGAGAGTATTAGTGTTAGAAAGGGTGATGGTAACAGAATTATTATTAGTAGTAATGCTCTTAATAGGGTAGATACTGAACCACCATTGGAGTGGGATGCAGCTAATAGAAAACTGTTACACAAGACTAGTGGTGTAGTTCCAGGTTCTTATGGTCAATCTACTAATCTAGGAAATGCAAGTATCTTTGTAGTTCCTAATATTATAGTAGATGCTACTGGACATATTACACTAGCAGAAAACCATAACATAGAAATCAGAGATTATGTAGAACAATTAGCCCCGTCTAATCTAATGGGAGAAAGAAATATATTACTATCTTACAATGAGGCTGGTAATAATATGGATACCTCTCAGGTAAGAAAGGCTAATGGTTTAACATTTAATGATGCTACACAGAAGATGACCATAGCTGGAGGTATGAACTCTAACGGACCAATTAATGTAAATCATGGAGACTTGTCAGTATTAGATGGCTACATTATTGGTAACCTAAAGGGTGATGTGCAAGGTCAGGCTACTCCAAAGATTCACTTATCTTTAAAGCCTGAATATGGTGGCGCATCTACTAAGTTGTATGGTCATGTGAAGCTTCAAGATATTCTAAATACTAGACCTGACCCATCTAGTGATAATGAGAACATTAATGATACTAATATAGTTGCTGCTATTGCTGCTTCTCCTTTAATGGTTTGGAATGCAATTCAAACAGCTAAGGATTATGCAGATAGTATTCTTGGTTCTAATAATGCTATGCTTTATAAAGGTGCAGTTGAAGCTGGAACAACAAGTCCAGGTAAATTTACACCTTCAGCAGATGTAGGACATACTTATGTAGTAACATTTGGAACAGGTACGTACACTGATAGTGTTGGTTATATTAATGGAGAACCAGTAGAAATTGGAGACCTATTGATATGTAAGGAGAGTACCCCTGCAGCTACTTCTTCTACTTGGTCACAAGTAAGAAATAAGTGGACATTTGTACAAACTAATACCACAGGTGTAGTAAGTGGACCTTCAAGGTCAGTGGTTGGACAAGTAGCTATATTTGATAGTACTACTGGTAAGTTGATTACAGGTTTAACTAATGGTAATGTGGGACAAGTACTTACTATTAATAATAGTGGTACTCCATCGTGGATTACTCCAGTATCTCAAACATGGCGTGCTATCAACTATCAGAACTCTGGTCAACCAGCATCCCAAATCCTTAGTAATTCTACAGATTCTGGAGATTTGACTTTTGGTGCAGCAGGTAACATGAGATTGAGTTGGGATAATGCAACCAATACATTAACCTTCACTTCAATATCTGACAATAGTTGGCGTGATGTATTAGCTTATACACCTAGTTCCCTATTACCTCAAAGTATTGGAGAAAATGCTGACTTAATATTCTCAAGTGATTTCTTGTGGATAGAGGGAGAATTAGTAACTGGATGGGCATCTGTAGACTCAAGTGGAAATATAACATATTCAAGATAATTCAGGAGGACTTAGTTCCTCCTTTTTATTAACTTTGTGATTACACAATATGCTAATTAAAACAAAATACATTGACTGTGCTAGTAAGAGTGTGTTTAATACATGGAAGTTACCTACAAGTGCAGCAGATACCAGTGGAGATATATACTGGTCAGCCATTGTCTATATACAAGACACTGGTGAAGTGTGGACTCATGGTAAACTATATGGAGGATTCTTCTCAAATGCAGACAGTAACAAAGTTAGTTTAACCATAGGAGGAACAACAAAGATATTAGCATTAGATGGACACGTTCAATCTTATACTACTTTAACAGGTAGTGGAACAACAGCTGACCAGGCTATCTTATCTACTGGTGTAGCTAATAAGTGGACTTTAAAGACTTTAGGTAAGAATGCATTTAGTAATGTAGACTATCTACCTGCTGATGCAACTGCCGTAGCTGCTGAGAAGGTAGTTAATGCTATGAGATTCCAATATAATGGAAAGGATATGCATTCATTTGATGGCTCCGTTGCTAGACTACTGAATATTATTCAAGGTGATAATGTATTCATTACTGGAGATAGTCAAGGCAATGTTACTATTGCTGCTGACCCAGGAAGTGATACGGTAAACACAGCTGGAGCTACTAACCTTATCAATAAGAAGTTATTCCTTATTGGTGCAGAATCTCAGACTACATCACCCCAGACTTATAGTAATCAGTATGTATATATTGGAACTGATAATTGCCTATATAGTCTAGGTAAGAAAGTATTGACTGAACATCAAGCCATCTATAATTT